TTAGCTCCCCTTTATATCACGTTATCTATGATGACTAAAACTTATACTTCAAGCCAAGCTTCGTTCCGTAAGAATTAATTGTATCTGTAACTATAGAGAACTCTCCATATATATCAATATTTTTTGATGCAACTACAGAACCACCAACTTTACCAGAAAAGTTTGTTTCTGAATCTGCATTATCTGGGTTGTTAAGATACGCACCACCTTGAATGTAGTAGCTACCAAAGGCGTTACCGTTCTCATAACCAAGATGTAAGTCAGTGCCAGAACCAGTGTAGTCTTTGCCTGTATAAGAACCATTGTTTTCTACGTTGACATAGAAACCAGCAAAAGCGGGTGTTGATAGTGCTGAAGCAGCAGCTATTGTTAGTACTTTTTTAAGCATAATTTATAAAAAAATTAATTCGTTACATGCTAAACGTTTTTAAATCAAATTCAAGTTATTGTTTTTCCATATCAATAATTTGTAGAATAACATCTATGTCTCTAGCTAAAACTCTATTTGAATCTGCTAATTCATAATTACTAAAACTTAAAAAAATACAACCATTAAAAACAAAAAGGGATGAAAATAAAACTATTGTAACTTTTATTTTAATTAGAGACTTGATATGTAATCAGTTAGTAGCTTTATTTCCAGCAGCTAACCATTCTTGGACAGCCATATAATGCCTATTGGAGTCATTAGGTGGAACTCCATAATTTTTTCCATCAATAACAACATCTAGCATGTCTATATTGCCCTCTTCATCTTTTATATATGTAACTGAAGTAATGTTCATAGTTTAAAGCTCTGCATCTAATTCTAATGTACCACCCGCACTCGAACAAAACATACCAATCATGTGTCCTGTTGAAGCGTAGGAAGTAACGGCAGCAGTAAATTTCAAGACATTAAATGGTGCAAAATCTTCGTGAGTAAAAGTTATGCTTGAAGGTGTATGTGTACTCGTATCTGTAAACCTAAATAGCTTAAAACCAGAAGTACTATCAATTGAACCTGTCGCAGCAGTTCTCATTGGTAAGAATCCATATGCAGATCCAACAACTGTATTTGAACCTGATTTTCTACCTACAAAATTTATTCCTCTAAAAGTACCATGTTGGTATCTTTGGTAATATCTTTGACATGACAAAAGTACTTCAGCAAATGATTTAAACTCAAAATCTGTTGCAACGCTGCCTACTTCTAATTGAAGTCCAGTAACTTCAAATGTCGCATCATTTGTTGTGTACCATGTTGTAGTACAGTCTGGGTGTCTAACACTAGCGTTATTAGCTGCCCATTGATTTAAAGTGGTTGAACCTGTAAAATTAGTACCACGATAAAGTACAAATTCTATTTTTAATCCAAGACCATTATCACTATTAAAAGTTAAATTAGAATTACCTGGAATTGTTTTTGTTACTTTTGTCCATGTATCAGCACTTAAAGACCCAGTTTCCATAGGAAATTGTTGTGACGTTCCAGCGATAGTAAGTAATCTCATGAAAAAGTTTTGTGCAACACTTGATTTCACCCAAAAAGATAAAGTAATAAAACTATTTGAATCTGTATAATTCCATCCACTACTAGCAATATCTTGTGCTTCAAGAATATATGTAAATATAAGGACATCGGTTACTTGAGCACCACTTGTTTGGTTTCCGTTTGTAACTTTAAATGATTTCCTAAATCCTAAACTATATGGTGTTGTACCACTTGCAACATCTGCTTGTGCTTGAGTTGGATTTTCATCTACATTACTCAATGACATTTTAAATCTATCAACAGAACCATAACCATTAGATGTGGATGACGTACCACGTTGAGCCACTTGCATAGCTCCATTAATTATTAAATTACGATTAGATTTATTTGTAATATTTGCAGTACACGTTCCATCAGTATTGTTGACGGTAATAGCAGCAGTAGTAGCTCCTACCCCTTTTATCGAATTTACTTTGATTTCACTCATAATATTAAAGAATTAGTTTGTGAGCGTTAAATAAACATCTTCTAGTAGCACTAGTACTAAGATGTCTTGCTGTGCCAGAGGTAGTACATCCAACTTTTACAATTAAAAAATCACTAGTTCCATTCATTTCTACTAACATATTTACCGTTCCACTAACTATATTTTCTTGTGCTGTGTCTTTTGGGTCTTGATCAAATTGTCCAATATCTGAACTATTTTTTCTAAGTGCAACATGAAAATCAGTAATAGATCCAGAATTGGTAGAACTTGATGTTGCTATGACACTAACAGCGTATGTACCAGCTACATTTGGCAAGAAAGCATGAGCAGGTACAGAAATACCATTTAAAGTTGCTGCACTCGTTGTTGCATTAAAACAACCACCAATATCAAATGTTTTTGTGTCATAAGGTACGGTACTTGGTGTGCCAGAATGGTTAGTTGTAGTACCTAAAAATGCACTAACTGCTGGAGCATTAGACAATACAAAATTATCAATATCAGGTAAAGTTAATACTCTGTTATTAGAAGAAGAAGAAGGTGCTTGTATACTAAAAGACCCACCACCTGATGCTGCATTTAGTTTAATCTTTGCTGTCATTTATCCAGCCTCCAGTGCAGTTACCCTTGTTGTAAGGGCTGTCAAGTCTGTTTGAATTTTAGCCTTTTCTGTTTCTAATGTTTCTATCTTTGCCTGTGCCTCCTGCAAACATTTAATTGCTTTCATGTAAAGCACAGAATACTTAAAAGACTTAAAATCTTTCTCTTCTCCACCTTGCATAGATTTAGAAGTTTTAACAAGATTTGGACAGATATCTTCAACTTCCTGTGCAATAACTCCTAGTAATGTTGGTTTGTTTGGATCTACAGTATCTTTAAAATTAAACTTTCTAATTCTTATATTTTTTATATCATCCCATTGAGAACTAGCATCAACAATGTTTTCTTTTAAATTTACATCTGATATTCCACCATAACTATTATTCGTATTATCTACATCACCACTATCTCTTACAAACATTTTGTCAGCTACACCATTAATACTACATTTGAAATGATTATAACTTTCATTAGTAGTGTTCCTAGCACAAGCAGCTTGTAAAACTGTGCTTGTAAAACTTGTATTAAGCTGTAAAAACTGACCTACTAATTTGTTAGTTGAATCACGATGAACTACAAAATGTTGATTTACAGTAGACGTACCAATTCCTATATCACCATTGGATTTTATAATCATACGTTGTGAGCCGTTAGCACCAAAAGTTAAATCATCAGTGTTGTGTTGATATTGTAAAAATCCACGAAATTCATCAGATCCAGATGTTCCATCACTAAAAAATATACTTCCATTTGATGTAGTTCCAGATCTTATAGTCATTCCTATGTTACTTGAACCGCCAATTGTAAATTCATCTGCCCCACCTACACCTTCAGTAGTAGTTCCTAAAAGCAACCTTCCAGAACTATCAACAATTGCTCTAGTCGATCCACCTGTATTTATATTGACAGTATCAGTTCCAAAACTTACTCCTGTATTACTATCTGTTCCCTGCACTGCTGGTGCGGATGCTGATCCATCTACTCCAGAAATACCAGTTGTACCGTTAATATTTAAAGCCATAATTAAAGAATAACAAGGATTGCACCAGATGGCACTGTCACAGTAACACCTGAGTTAATTGTAGGGCTTACTGTGTGTGCGTGTTTATTTGCAGTCAATGTGTATGATGTCGTTACATTTTGGTCTGACTCAAAAAACACAGCATCTTGCCCTCCTCCAGTAGCACCACCTCCTCCAACGGCTGTAAAAGCAGATCCATTAAATATTTCAGCAGATGTTGTTGTGCTATTAAATCTAATATCTCCAGTAGCGGGTGAGCCAGGTCTTTGTGCAGTAGTTCCAACAGGTAATCGTAAAGCACCAGTATAGTTATGTATAACAGACCCAGTAAAAGTAGCACCTGCTAAAGGAGCTAAACCAAAATTTGTCTGACTAATATCACCTAATACTATGTAAGCGTTATTTGCTGCATTTCTAATTTTTAGTAATGAACTTGATGTATCAATATGCTGCTGAAAAGCAGTATTAATTGATGGATCGCCTGAGCCGCTATTAGTAGAATTTATTGCAGCCGTAATCTGATTTAATTTTGTACGAACAGCAGCACCAGTTCCGTTATCAATTACGTACCCAGTTCCGCCTGTACTATCAACTCTTGCCATAAGTTAATTACCTTTACCAAATCCTACCGCAGTAAAGTTAAAATTTCTACTAATACTTGCATTTGATGAGTTTTTGAAATGCACTGTAAAACCTGTTCCAGATACATTTGTTATTTCAAAATGCTCTCCTGATCCTAAATTCTGTGCAGTTATACCTATTGAGGGTAAGTTAGAATTTGCTCCTAATAAAGCAGAAGTTCCCACAAAAAATGGATGACTAAAGGTAATATTTTTTGCACCTGCACCAGAACTAATAGCTGTTGCACTTTGCTCTGTTCTTCTTTGTAATGTCGCTGTATATCCTAATTGTGAGACTTTAATATCTTGAGAAGGATCATTGCTTGTTAAATTACTTCTAAATTGAAAGCCTCTACCTTTATAAATACCATTTACAAATGTTTGAAATGCAGTAAATGTAGCTGATCCAGATGAGGGATCATCTTGAGTAACTCTTACTAATAATTCTGCATTAACATCAATAGCAGTTGTTCCGTCAAAATCTTGCCATGTATCTACTAGTCCAGACCTGCTATCAAATAAATCATTGGGATAAAAACCTTCCGTAAAGAAATGATGTTTTAGATCTAAACTAAAAACTGCACCTAAATCAAGAACCTCATTGAAATCATACGTTCCAGAGGATGCAATACCTCCGAAGTCATCAAGTGAGGCAATGTTATCAAGGTCTGTAATTGAATCAAAATTACCTGCACCTATTAAATTTAAAGAGTTAGTTATAGCATCAAAAGCAACATTAGTTTTTACACCTTGAAATTTAGGACTATCTTGATCTTCTCTTCTTGTTTGTACAATTAAAGCAGGTTGTGGATCTGGTAAATCAATAACAACAGAAGCACTTCCATTACTTATTCTCCCACCGTCATCAATAAATCTAACTAAATATTCACCTTCAATATAAGGAACAACAATATCTGTACTATTACCTGGAATTTTATCAATATCAACAGCTTTAGCAAATTCACCAGTTCCATCTGTTTTTGAAGAATGTCTTATCTTACAAAAACCACCATGCAACACATCTGTTTCCGTGCTTGCATCCCAACGTAATCTTACTAGCTTATTATTTACAGGTTCAATTCTTAAATTTTGTACATTAGCTGGTATTGCAGTTTTACCCACAGTATTTACTGTCAAGCTTGCAGGTTGTTTTGACGGTACATTTATTGCATTGATACTAAAAACTTCAATTTCATAAGTACCTAATCCAGTATTTAAAATTTCATAATCACTACTAGTTACATTAAATGTCTCAATACTACCGTTACTGAATCTATATTGAATGTTATAACTATCTACACCTTGTACAGACTGCCAATCAATAGATAACTTTGAAACTGCCTTGTTATTAATTAAAACTATAGACTCAACAGCACTTAGATTACTTGGAGCAGGTTTTATATCAGTTAAAGTAGATATTTTTCTAACAGGTAATGCAGTACCATCTTCAACAAAAGCATATTTAGCTGGAATATGAATTAACGCACTAACACTATAAACACCTTTATCTTCAGTAACACTAATTATTCTCCATGTCGTAGGCAAGGTAGTATCATTTTCTAAAATCCAAACAGTATTAGGATTAGGTGTTTGACTTAACGGTGAAGATAGGTTAACAGTCGTACCAACAATTGAACTGATATTTTTCGTTTCGAGCGTTCCATCAGGTAATATTACGGATAATTTTGCATTATTTGTAGCATCTAAATCTGTATTCGCAGAATCATCTACTACTATTGCAGTGGTTGTAGCTGTTTTAACTCTTCCACCTCTTCTTAATCCTGCCTTAACACGGTCACTGATTTGTATAACTTGCCCTGGTCTAATTAAAACACCCGCTTCAGCAGATATCACAAAAGTACAAACTTCATTGGTTCTTTGTTCATTAAATAAAAACCATCGCCCCATTCGTGCAGCTTGCCCTCTTGAAGTGCAAGCAAAACTTTTTATAGTTTTAACAATTGACCCGTACTTAGCAATATTTGGTATATCTTCTACTGTTTCATAATCTAAATCCTGTGTTTCCATATCAAAATAACCAACATTTATAACCGTATGTCTTGTCTTACTACTTGTTCCAGAATATGTAAAATCTCCATCAACTACGGATGCATTTGTAAATTGATAAACAGGATCAGAAGGACGATCTTGAGATATAGTGACACTACCTGCACTATAAAATGGTTGTACATGCATTACAGCACATAAGTCATTTATTAAGTCATATGCTTCATTTGTATTATTAATGTTTACATTGCAGCTAAAGCGTGGTTCTAAGCCTCCTAAACCATCATTTACAAGAGTTGAGTTATATACGCTTGCTGAGAAAAAAGCAAACTGATCTATAGTTGACTCACTTAAACCTGCCCCATAACGATCATTAGTTAATAAATCATATAAAATCCATGCTGGATCACTAGTCCATTCTTTTGATCCTTTAAATGTTCCGTTAAAAACACCTGAATATGTAATTGCACCAGTAGTTTTATTAACAGTAGCATTATGCGGAACTTTAACTTTGATGCCACGTATTCTAAACATACGTGCAGGTATAGAAGAAAACTGTTGTGCATCAAATCTTAGTTTTAAATGTGCAACATTTGGATATCTATTTTTTTCATGAATTATTTCTGTAAAGCTTGACCAAGAATATGAATCAATAAATTTATCTGAAGTACTTGTAAGATCAGGTCTACTTACTCTAATTGAAACAGGAAATGATGCGTTGCTTGGAATATTTACAATAAAGTCTCTAAAATATGCACTTCTTGTTTTTCCTACTACTGTTTGTGATACTTCTCTAGTTGTTGTTCCATTATTTTGTATTAAATCAATATCAATATCTACAGGCAACCCAACAATATCTCCTGAATCTTCAATTTTTTGTAAAATAGGAAAAACTAAAGTGACTCTAACAGCATCAACATCTGTATCTGTAATTGTTCTGGTAGGAGGATTTAATTTTGTAACTTGTACTCCAACACTTGTTTCTCTTTCAATAGATTTGATTCCTCCTATGTGTGATTGATTGTTTGTACCTAACCTAAAATCAAAATCTATATCTTGAAAATTAAAATCAGAACTACTAGGATTTGAATTTGATGCTGATGCCTGTAGTACAGGAGTCCCTGCTAAATGTACATCTTTTAAAAATGCATTTTTATATTGTGTTGAATTAATATTAGTTATATTATTTTTTGATGCTGTTGCACTGCCCTCTATAGTACCTTCTCCAAGAACTTCAATAATGGTTGAATGTTGTGTACTAGATAAACTGTTTTTTAGTTTTTTATTTGTACGACCAATAAAACCTATATTAGTTTCATAACCTTTTAACTTACCAGAACCTATTCTTGAACGGATGTTTCTAACCATAATAAATTACCTATTTTTGAATAGTATCGACTCCATTACTTACATTTATACTACCAACAAAAACCTCTCCAAAAATACAGGGTATTGCAATTCCAGCCCTACTTACATTAGAAATACCAGAAAAATTATAACTATCATCTTCAATTAATGGATCTTGATTATTCACAGAAGATAATGTACTTGTTGGTTGCGTAATTTTTGGTGTTGGAGCTAAAAGGGCAGTCGCACCTCTTGATAGTAATGATGAACCAACAAGACTAACAGCACCACCAATTACTTTACCCACAGTTGTAAAACCAAGTATTGATTTTGCTAAAAATCCAGTAGCAACTTTTGATATAGCACCACCACCAACTATACCTCCAATACCAGCTACGACAGCAAAGATAGGACCAGATCCAACTGCAATAGGAATAATCTTTACATCTCCTTCTGTGTTTATTATTAATTCATCTTCAGATAGTTGCCTATCATTTACTTTAACAATATAAAGTTGATGCATCATATGTTTTTCTAAACCATCAAAATTACAATTTAAAAACCGAAAAACATCTATAGGACTTTTTGCTGCAACCTCGAAATAAGCAGATCCTAAAAACTGCCTTAACTTTCCATATACTTTAACTTTTGTTAATTTCATATCTATAAACCGCTGATAATGCTTTTTGACATTCTAAATCAAAAATAGTTCTACAACTAAGATGTTTTATATTATGATTTAAAATTGTTTGATCACCAATATAAACAGCAACATGATCAAGTCCTCCTGTACAAGTCTTAAACAATAAAACGTCACCTACTTCTATATTATTTTTATCCTCTTGTTTAACAAAATTTAATTTAGGTAAGGCATGTTCAAATTCTGGATTTGATATAAACTCTTTTATAGTTTTAGGACGATTCCAGTATGGAATATCTATATTTCTTACTTGTTTGTACCAATCAGTAATTAATGACCAGCAATCATAAACACCCCATATAAATTTTCTACCTATTAAATCAGATTTTTTATAGCTTTTTGGTAATAAATAAAACCAACTTTTAGTTTCGTGACCATAAATATACCAAGGCAATCCTAAATATTCACAACTCGCTCTATCATTTTCTGAGGGATTTTCTGTATCATTTGGATGTGAATGTACTATTGCCGTAAGCTCCCCACTGTCCTCCGCAACCACCCAATCATCAGGATCGATAATAAAATATTCATGTTTACTTTCTGCTAAATTCTTACAAGGAAAGTACTTTTCTACACCATTTACAATAGCTAATAGTCCACAACTTTCATTAGGTAAACATTCGTTGATATGTTTTATAGCATCAACTTTCCAGTTCATCCGTTTACAAACGTTCCAACACCAGGAAATAAATTTCTTGTTACTAATCTTGCAGGTATCCTTTTATTTTGGATATCTAAAACATTGGTTAATTCAAACTCAACAACATTTCTATCCTCACTTACTTTCCTATCAATAAAAAATATTTCTTGAGGATATTCGTCAGAGCTAGGTGTTCCAAAAGGATTTGTACCACTCGCAAAATTTACATTATCTAGTGCAGAAGCTAGTGTAATTCTTCTTGTAAACTTAGCTCCTATTAAATCATTACCAGGTGTCACAGCATTTACCTGTATCATCAATGCTGTAATTGTAGAAAGAACATTACTAACGCGAAAAGTTGGTCTAGGTATCATCCCTTTTGAAGTGTATTCAAAACCCGATGCCTCAACAGGAAACCTTTGGTAAGAATTACTTTGCCAAACAATTTCTCCATTAGCATTAAGATTTGCACCATTATGAAATCTAAAAATATCATTATTACCATGTAAATTTGTATCGAGTTGTAATTCAAAAAGTTCAATCTTTGAACTAGGGTTTATTTTTTGTAATTCTGATACTGGAATTGCCATTATGGTTCAAACACTTCTCTAAATACTGCATTTAAAGTAGCTCTATCTGCAAAATCAATACTTTGATTATATCCTGGATCTGCTACAAATTTTGCTGATGAAGATTCTCCAGGTGGTGTATATGTAAAGCTTGCATTATCTAAAGCTCTATCATTTAGGAATGTCATAAATGTATCTAATTCTGTTAAAGTAATATTTTTCCAAGAAAGATTATATACACGAGGATTTTGATTTAATCCAAATAATAATCTATGCTCATATCCATCACCAAATTTAACAATTCGTAGATTTGGTTTCTGTTGCTTCCTCACAGGAAAAGAAGCTTCTGGCGTAGAAGGAAAAGTAGCCATTAATCTAATAACCCTCCTGGTCTTTGCTGTCTAACTAATTCAGATTGTACTGCCACTGCTATTAAATTACCAAGCTGTTCTCCAGCCTGATCATTTCCAGATACAGAAGAGTTTGATGCATCTACATTTACAACAATATTATTAGAAGAACCAGATGCTTCAACACCTAAGTTGCCAGAACGTCCTCGTTTCAAAGGTAGTATTGCCTCTGGTGCGCCACCCTCGCCCATAATTCCTAGTTTTCCAGAACCTCCTGTAGAAAATTTAAAAAGTTGAGGTTGTGAAACTACGCCACCTTTTGCGTAAGGAATAATTCCATTTGCTCCAAATGCGTTTCCTTTTGCATTCAGCTTAAGATTTAAACCAAATAGACTATTAATACCACCTAATAATGGAGTCATTAGTTGTTGTCTGACTACTATTCTTGTTATGTCTGCAATTATTGAACGTGCTAAATCTTTAAAATTTAATTTACCTGTCATTACAAAATTTACAAAAGCATCTTCCATCCCTTGAAATGCACTAACAAAAGCATCTTGTATTTGTTTCGTTGTATCTTTTATTGAGTTTAAATATTCTTGCGCACCCCCTTTCATACCATCAAATACCTTTGAAGTTGTATTACCTAAATCTTTAGTAGCAGCATTAAGTTCTTCTGTAGCCTGTTTTTGTTTTATAATTTTTTCTACTGCTGCATCAAATTCTGGTGAACCAAAAACTTCCTCTACAGTTTTACCTGATTCTTTAAATATTTTTGCTAATTCATTTTTATAATCTACAGCAG